CATTGAAGAGCGCCTCGATCTCAAGACCAACAAGGTGACGCTAGCCGATTTCATCCGGTTGACACAGTTGGAACGCGAGCTCGAGGAAGAGGAGCAGCCGAGGGAGATTATCGTTACGTGGAAAGAGCCAGCGGAAAAACGCTGCGAATTGAAATAGATTATGCACCGCTCCCATCACAAAGCAAGTTTCACGGGTCGACCGCGAGGTTTAAAGGGTTTTCGGGTCCAATTGGATCGGGGAAGAGCCAGGCGTTGTGCCAAGAGGCGATCCGGTTGAGTTACTTGAATCCGGGCAGACAGGGACTAATTGGCGCACCCACTTACCCCATGTTGCGCGACGCAACTTTGACGAGCTTCCTCGAGGTACTCAACAGCAATCGAATCCGGCATGAGTTGAACAAGTCCGAATCGGTGTTAGTGATGAAGGATACCGGGTCGCGAATCTATTTTCGGGCGGTGGACGACTTCGAGCGGCTGCGGGGCACCAACCTGGCGTGGTTTGGGCTGGACGAGCTGACTTACACGGCGGAGGAAGCGTGGCTGCGGCTGGAAGGACGCCTGCGAGATCCGCGCGCGTCGAGGTTGTGCGGCTTCGCGGTATGGACGCCGAAGGGTTTCGATTGGGTCTATCGAAGATTTGTTCGTGACGTCGTCGCGGGGTATGACGTAGTGCTGGCGCAGCCGTTTGAGAATCGGTATGTGCTTGACAGAATCCCGGACTTCTATGATCGCTTGAAAGAAAGCTACGACGCGAAGTTTTTCGAGCAGGAAGCGTTAGGCGAGTACCTGAATGTGCAGTCTGGCGCGGTTTACGGGGCATTCAAACGGTCGCGGAATGTCAGGGAAATTGAAGTCGATACTGGGCTGCCGCTGTTTTGGGCCCTGGACTTCAATGTGGATCCGATGAGTTCGATTGTGGCGCAGAAGAGCGGAGAGGAGATCCGGGTGCTGGATGAAGTGGTACTCAGCCGCGCGAGCACGGTGCAAGCATGCGAGGAGTTCCACGCGCGCTATCCGAATCATCAGGCCGGAATCGTAGTGTATGGCGACGCCTCCGGGCAGAGGCTGCAGACGGCCGGGACCACGGACTATCAGATCATCAAGGAGTACTTCCGGCGGACAGCGTATAAGAACCTGAAGTTCCTGGTGCCTCCAAGTAACCCGAGTGTGCGGGAGCGCGTGGCTCTGGTGAACGCCAAGCTATTCTCGGCGGACGAGGAAGTCAGGCTGCTGGTGCATCCAGGATGCACGGGTCTGGTGGCTGATTTGGAGGAAGTTACTTATAAGCCGGATAGCGGAATCATCGACAAGGACAGGGATTCCAAAAGAACGCATCTATCCGATGCGCTAGGTTACTTGATCTGGCAAGAATGCCGGCCTCGAGCGAAGTTCGGAGAGCAAGGACGGCGACTAATTTAGGCGCGACGAGAACCCGATGAACTTAGGCACGGTTGGTCCAGACATTAACCACGAACATCCCGAATACGCGGGTAAACGCGCGATGTGGCGCCAGTATCGAGATTTGTACGCGGGCGGGGAACAGTTCAGGGTGAATGCGGATCAGTATCTGGTTCGGCGGCAGAAGGAGCCGGGGGACGTTTATATCGAGAGGCTGAGCCGGAGTTTCTACGAGAACTACGTCGGCTCGATCGTGGATTGGTACACGGCAACGCTTTTCCGGCGGGAGCCGGTGCTGACTTATGAAGGAAAGAGTGAGCGCTCCCGTAAATTCTTTGGGCAATTTGCGGACGATTGCGATTTGAAGGGAACGAACCTCGCCGAATTCTTCCGTAGGCAATTCGTGGAAGCGCTGGTGTGCGGCAAGAGCTGTGTGTTGATCGATTTCCCCCGGCTGAATGAGCCGGTTGGAACGCGCGCAGAGGAAGACGAGCGCGGGGCGTCCAGAGCGTACTTAGTTGGGTACGCGGCGGATGAGCTTATCAACTGGAGTTATGACGATCACGGACAGTATCAATGGGTGGTGCTCCGAACGCAAAGCCTGCGCAAGGAGCGGTTGGAAGATACAGGCTGGTCGAAGCAGACGCGCTGGGTTTACTACGACAAAGAAAAGTACAGGATTTACGAACAGGCGGAAGGCGGAACAGATCGCGGCCCGATTGAAATTGTGGCCGAAGGGAGGCACGGGCTAGCGAAGCAGTTACGTGTGCCGCTGGTGGAGTTGCGTGTCTCGGAGGGTCTGTGGCTGCTGAATAAAGCCGCGACGTTGCAGCTGGAGCACTTCAACAAATCGAATGCTCTGGGGTGGGCGCTGACGATGGGCCTCTTTGCGATGCCCGTGGTCTATTCGGAGCGGGATTGGGATCAGGTGATGGGTGAGTCTTACTACATTCAACTCGGTCCGCAAGACCGGTTCGGATGGACAGAGCCACAAGGCACGGTGTACCAGATTGCCGCAGACAATCTGACCAGGCTGCAAGAAGAGATCTACAGGGTATGTTACGTGACCCACGCGGGTGGATCAGTTTCCGGAAACGCGGCTCAATCGGGCGTGAGCAAGCAGCGCGATTACGCCATCACGCAGGAGGTCCTGCGGGCCTATGGAGATGCGGTTAAGGATTCGATGAAGCGAGTACTTCGCGCAGTGGACATGGCGCGAGAGGATGGGCTGAGCATCAATGTCTCCGGCATGGATGAGTTTGATATCGGGGATTTTGGGACAGAACTAGCCGATGCACAACAGTTGCTGAGTCTGGGGATGAATTCGCCGACGCTGCGAAAGCAAGTCTACAAAAAGCTGGCGTTTCAATTCTTGTGCGACGTTCGGCAAGAAGTGAAGGACCAGATTGGGCGCGAGATCGATCAAGAGTAAATGATCGTCGGCACGAGTGCCGACGCTGCACGCACGAGTGCGTGCGCCACGGAGGATTATGGAAGAGCCAAAGACGGATGGGGCGGAGCTGCGTTCTTTGATACGCGGCGTGATCGACGAGTTTGTGCAGGCTGAGCAGGTGAAGGCGGAGCCCGCGTATAAGGCGGAGCTGTTGGACGAGCGCAGGCGGCGCGAAGACCTAGAGAAACGAGTGAACGATCTGGTTCAAGAGAATCATCGCAGCCGGCAGATGGCGGACGAGGCGGAGCGGAGCTCGTCGATTCGCACGGAGCTACAGCGGTTGGGAGTAGCGAAGGTGGATCTGGCGTATCGCGCGGTGAAGGACGACATTCAGCGGCGCGACGACGGCCAGCTGATTGCGCGGAGCGGGTCTGGAGAAGTATCTCTTCGAGACTATCTGGCGCAGTTCGTGCAGGAGAATCCCGAATTGCTACCAGCCCGAATGACGGGTGGATCGGGCATGGGGTCGGGACCAAAGGCAGCTACAAGTTCAGGCGGGCTTGATCTGGACAAGATTCGGCCGGGCATGAACCCGGAAGAACTGGAGAAGGTTCGTCAGGAGATCTCGAGGGTGGCGAATCAAGCACTCCGAGGCATGTGAGACGGCTCCGGGAGGCGGCTCAAAGCGAACACGTTGCCCGGTATAGGGCGAGAAAGAGACAACGAGGTAAATCTAAATGCCAACAATTACATCAGCAAATGTAGCAAATGCAATCGTGAAGCTAGTCGCAGTGGACGCCTTGCCGGCGCTGGTTAGCAACCTGGTGATGGGCAACTTAGTCAACCGGGACTATGAGCCAACCTTGGCGAACGCGGGGGACACGGTGAATGTGCCGATACCGCCCACGCTGGTAGCGAACAACATCGCGGAAGGCGGGACGGTTCAGACACAAAATCCGAATTTAGGGAACGCACAGATCGTGCTGAACACACATGCCGAAGCCACATTCCAGATTCCGGATGTGACCAAGGTGCTGGCGGTGCCGGACTTACTGCGGCTGTACATGCAGCCGGCGGTAGTGGCTATCGCAGAGTCGATTGAAACCGATATTTTGAGCCTGTATTCGCAATTCAGCTCGAATGCGGCCGTAGGAACGGCTGGCGTCGCTCTGATAGAGGGTACGGTGGACGCAGCGGAAACGGCGCTCTTTTCAGCGAAAGTTCCGGCGTCGGCGAGTAAGTACCTGGTGGTTGATCCGATCAGTTACTCCGCCCTCAGACAGATCCCACGTTTTAGTGAATACTATTCCGCCGGCGATGCGGGTTTGCGCGCTTTGGTGGATGGCGCGGTGGGCAAGATCAAGGACTTCTTCGTGTTTCGATCGCAGCTTGTGCAGACCACTGGCAGTGGACCGGTGAACACTCACAATCTGGCGTTTGCCAGGGACGCGATCGGGCTGGTCATACGCCGGCTGCCGCAACCGCTGCCGGGAACTGGCGCGATCGCCGAGTACGCGGAAATGGGCAATTTCGGAATCCGCGTGATCATGAGTTATCAGCCCAACACGCTAGCGCAGCAATTCACCGTTGATGTCCTCTACGGGACCGCGGTTTTACGGAACTCATTTGGAGTTCAGGTCAACAGCTAGTTAGACAGATGAGCAGCGCGTGACGCGGGCGGATGCCAGGAGCGTCTGTCCGCGCGCAAAGGGGACAGGATGGATTTGAGGGCGTTTTATCAAAAGCTACGGAAGATTGAACGAGAGATCACGGACGCGCACGTCGTGGTTGTGAGCCACGAGACGCCCGACGGAGGGCGGCCTGGGCAATTAGCGGAAGTGTCGCGGACTATTGCCGCCCGGCTCATCTTAGAGGGGCGTGCCCGCTTGGCGACGATTGAAGAAAGCGCGGAATTTCGGGCGGCAGCGCAACAGGGCGTACAAGAAGCGCGGCAGCGGGAAATGGCCGGCAAGGTACAGGTGAATGTGATTTCGGAAGCCGACCTGCGCGCGTTCAAGAGCTCGGTGCGAGCGGAGAAGCGGTAGCGAGCGCAGCGGCAATGGCATTATTCACCGATGGCACCATCAGTTCGCCGCAGGACCTTCAAGAATACGATTCTTCGGTTCTGACTGTCGCCAACGCTGAGGGTATCAATATCGCCGTGAAGATGACCCTGGCGCAGCAAGATCTTGGGAATGAACTGATGTTGTTCCTCTTTCGGCGGGCGTCCTTTCGCGACTATCAGCCGAATGTCAGGCGATCGCAGGGCTTGTCCGATGTTGTGGTGACGGAAGCGCTGCAGCAGTGGCACGTACTTACGACGCTCACGTTGGTGTATCGGGACGCTTACTACAATCAACTGAACGACCGCTATCAAGGTAAGTGGAATGAATACGAGCAATTGGCGAAAGCAAGCTCGCGCACTTATTTTCAGCTCGGCGTCGGTGTGGTCGCGGACCCAATTCCGATGGCGCCCACACCCGAGTTGTCCACGGTTCCGGGAAGTGGCGGCGCAGAGAAGTTTTTCGTGGCTGCGACTTGGGTAAGTGCGGCCGGGCAAGAAAGCGCTCCGAGCGCTTACGCAGAACTTAGCACTACAGCAGGCGAGGATCTGGTCGTGACACTGACGGGCCCCCCGCAGAATGCGGTTGGCTGGAACGCGTATGTTGCACTGTCGCCAAATGCGCCGACTCGCCAAAATGTTACTCCCTTGGCACTGGGCAGCAGTTGGACCATGACCGGAGCTTTGATTTCGGGTGCTCCGCTCTCGACGGGGCAGCAGCCGGTCCGGTTCATCGTGGATCACCGTTTCATTGAGAGAGGTTGAACATGTTGCTTCTCGCCGGCACAAGCACGCAGAAGGTAGTAGAACTGTTGGCCGCCGGCAGCGGTTTACC